AGTGAAACGCTGGATTACTACATTGAGAACTTGGCACTCTTTGGGAAGCGAGATGTTAATGTCAGTGCGTTCTGTCGTCGTGTGAATCGTAACCCACACGTGGACTTATTGTTGAAGGAACGGGGTCTTCGTGAAGGAGGTATTGATGGGATTGATGGAATTGTTTTGGCTTGTAAGGAGATAATGGTCAACTCACTTGCGAGTTATTCGTACACAAGATGTGCAGATGCCTTGCTTGATGGTGATATTGTCGCCTTGGCTGAGACTATCGTAAATCAGAAGCCGGAGTTGTACCTCGAAGCTAGGTTGGCTGATCCTAGGAAGTTGGTGAGTCATTTCATGAAACACCAGAAATATTCTGCTGGATTACCATTCATCGGCTTTGACAAGCCTTTGAAGAAGAGGTCGGAATTGAGGAAAGAAAAATGGCTGGGGCCGATTGCCAAAATGGCTTTGTTACCATTTGAAACTGGTGACTGGTGGCCGACCTTGGCGCATGCATTTCCAAAATCTCAAGTTGTACCACGGGAAAAGTTGATGAAGAATCCGGCTAAACTAAGGTCGGTTGTTGCGACCTCATTGTTGTGTAATGTCCAACAAGGTGTCTTGAATTTTGATATTAACAATCGGCATGCCCCTCATGATGCTGCAGGAAAGTGTGGGTTGACCTTGAATGGTGCTGCTTTAGGTGCCATTTTCTCTGAAGCCTCGCGGTACAGAAATATCTATTCGTTGGATGCTGATTCTTATGACCGGAACCTTGATATCAATGTTTTCCGGGTGATTGGAGAACTGAGAAAACAAGGTTATCGAACTCATCCGTGCCGTGAAGCCATTTACAAGCATATTGATGCTGCAATGGAACAGGAACAGAAAGGACATATCGTCAATCTGATTGCTGATCGGTGGGATGCCGTTGATGGTGCAGGAGATCCTGATTTGTGGAAAGCCATTTCTGGCTTTCGTGATGATTTTCTCGCGTGTGACATTGCCTTGGAGCACGAAACTGCTCCCGGTGGCGTTATATGTAAGAGAGGAGGTGGAACAACTGGGAGTTCGAACACATCTTGGCAGAACACCCAGGCATATGATGCGATTGTCATATATTGCATTTCAAAGGCTCATGGATGGCCCATACGCGAGTTCTTTGATCGCGTTTATGTTTCGAACATGAGCGATGACAACATTGTCGCAACGAATGAGGACCTTGATTGGGATCGTGTCTTTCAGTTGGCCAAGAAAACGTTTGGAATCACCATTCGCGTCGAGTCTCATAGCACTGATATTTTGGGACAGACGTTCTTAGGGAAGTATCCTGTACCAGGGAGTCAGTTTGCGGATGAGTTTGATCGGATTGGTTTTGCGGTTCCCCAGTTTGCGGTATTGCATGAGAAAAGCAAACTGTTGATGAGGTATTCGAATTACAAATCGGACTGTAAGCGTAAGATGGCAAGCGAAAGTGGTTCAGCAGCCTATCGGTTGCAGAAGGGTATTGGTTATCTCAATTTATGTGCCCATCAGCCACACTTGTATGCCTTGATTGCGAAAGATGTCCAAGACGTCTTACAGAAATGCAAACCGGAGTATGCGCGTGTCTTGATTAAAAAACACCCAATCCCTAGTTATGAGAAAGTTCTGAAAGACTGGTATAAGCCAGGTTCTTTAGAGCATAAAGGGATAGTTTCTAGTTTGCAATTCCGTATTTCGAATTTCGCGAGGACGGAGCAGATGTTGTTGCGTACTTTGAGAATGGTTCGTTCTATGGAAGCATACCTGCCTGATCATCTGTTAACATGTGAGGCTGAACTTGTGTTGGACAAGGTTGTTTATGTACGTTCGTATGGTCTTCACGAAGCACACATGTACTTGTGTTTCAACAAGGTCAATGGGAGAGCAGCAACTGAAGATGAGCTGGTTCGGATGTGCGAGATGTCACCCTATAATGTTCTGTGTGAACCTAGAAGGTGGTATCGTGAAACTGGTCGTTTTCTTCCTCATGACGGGGATATGTTTCGGAGGAATCTAAATTACGCCGTGTTGCGTTTTTGGGTTTTTACTAACATCTACCTGGCTGTTACTCCAGTGATCCAATTGGCCGAGCATTTACCGATGGGATCTGTTGCTCTCGAACTATTGAATGTATATATGTTCACTTTCAAAAAGTTTTTTGGAACCTGGAATTATGCTTTTTATGGTAGTCGTGGTCAATCATCGAACTACATGTCACAGTTTTGCCCGAAGGATCCTTACAGGCAACACAAAATTGTGGCTTACCAGGTCACTGAAAACATCCCAGTCCCTTCTTTATTGGCTGTTTTGCCGGTTTGGGCGGTGAATGAGATGATATCTTTGAGTCTCGATTACCTTGCGAAAGCAATGAATACAACGTTGTTTGCTGATAGGTCGGTAGCTTTGGGTGGTGGAAAGAAATTTGATGGAACTCCCAAAGAATGGATTGAAACTGTTGATGAAATAGTCGAGCATGTTGTGAATGGCACTTCTTGTGTTATCGCTGCTCATACCGGCACTGGGAAAACTAGGTACGTCCCAGGCTTGTTGCAGGCGAAAACCGGCAAGCGAGTGTGCATTGTCGCACCTCGTAACATATTGTGTCAAGATAATGCATCTAGGCCAGGTGTTTGTTGGTGGCGAAAAGGTGTTCAACCTCAAGGGTCAATTCTTACTTGTACGTATGGTTTTTTATGCGCGAAATTTGTCGCGAACCAGTTGTTGGAGGACACCATCTGGATATTGGATGAGTCGCATGAGGTTTCCACTGAAATTAACATGTTGTTCCAGACCTTGTTTGCCCATGCGCCGTGTGTTCTTCTAACCGCAACGCCGAAACAATGGATGTTTGATCGAAAGTGGGAGTTTGTGCGAGCGAGGGCCCCACCTCTTCATGAAATTTGGGACAAGAAGATGAAGATAAAATTGGACGAAGCAATTGTCCAAGCATTAAAAGCAGTAGGACCGGACGGAGGACCGAAGTTCAAGCGCATCTTAGTGATACATCCATCATCGAAGAAGGCTCAGGAATATGCGCTCAAGTACAAGGAAAGTGGTTTTCATGCCTTATGGGCAGAGGACCGAAATGTTCCCCCGACTGGTCATATCATTGCCACGCAGATTGCTGATGCTGGGTTAACCATACCTGGGTGTGATCTGGTCATTGATAGCGGTATGAGGGTTGTCAATGACAAAGGCCAAACG